GAATGAATGAGATGAATAAGATGAATAAGATGAATATAGAATTTATTAAAGCTTCTGAGACTGGCTCTGTAGAGGTTGTTAAGGCATTGACTGGCTCTGTAGAGGTTGTTAAGGCATTGCTTAAATGTGGTGCTGATGTTCATGCTGATAATGATTATGCTATTATATTGGCTTCTAGAAATGGTCATTATGAAATTGTCAAGCTTCTACTAGAACACAGTGCTAATATTCATGCTAAAGATGATTATGCTTTGAGATTGGCTTCTTATTATGGTCATCTAGAGATTGTCAATCTTCTTATAGAGAATGATGCTGATGTTCATGCTAATAATGATTATGCTTTTAGGTGGGCTTCTAGAAATGGTTATCTAGAGGTTGTTAAGGTTCTTCTAGAGAATGGTGCTGATGTTCATGCTAAAGATGATTATGCTTTAAGATTGGCTTCTTATTATGGTCATCTAGAGATTGTCAAGCTTCTACTAGAACACAGTGCTAATATTCATGCTAATGACATTCATGTTAAAGATGCTGCTAATGACAATATTAAAGTTATAGAAGATTACAATAATAAAAAAATTAATCGATTGATTATTAAAAATATTATTGATGATTTAGAATCATCAATAGAACCATTTAGTAATAGTTATAATTCTGGATGGAATGATGCTATAGAATATTCCCTTGAAAAGCTTGATGATCTTCTTAAGAATTAGATAATTATAATATTTCTCTTCTGAAACATCATTTAATGATGTTTCTTTTTTTTGCAATATATATATTAGATAAATACATTATGAGAATTTTACTAAAATAGGAGTATACTAATGAGAACTTTTAAAGGTTTTTTTACTAATGAAGATAATAATCCATTTCGAAATGCTGTATTAAATGAAAAGAAATTTACAAATGATATACAAAAATATTCTGCTGGTGAACCAAAACCAAAAATAAGTGATATATCTCATGGTCAAGATGCTGATAAACATCTAGATTCATTACTAAAACAATATTAATGCATTCTTTATTAATTAAATCATTTTGTTAATAAATCTAATAATTCTATAGAATTAAAAGAAGAATATGATTATATAACTGGTATTTTGAAAAAATGCTTAAAATTGAATCGATTAAATCATATAAATCATTCATTAAAGGACTCAATTAATGTCTAGACCAAATTCACGTTCAACACTCATTCAATACTGTTTAAGAAAACTAGGACATCCAGTTATTGATATTAATATCGATGATGATCAAATCAGTGATTGTGTAGATGATGCTTTACAGATGTTCGAAGAATATCATTTTGATGGTGTTGAAAGAATTTTTCTTAAACATCAAATAACAGCTGATGATATTACTAATGAATATATAACAATTAGTAATGCTGTTATAGGTATTAAAAAAATATTTCCAATTGGTTCTTCTGGATCATCTAGTTCATCATTCTTTAGTGTTGATTATCAATTTATGCAAGATGAAGTTTGGAATATAGGTGGTGGTGATTTAATTCATTATGATATGGTTACTAGAAATATAGCATTAATGCAAAATCTTTTTCTATCAACTGAACAATTTGCTTTTCATAGACATAAAAATCAATTAACTATTGAAATGAAATGGTCTGAGCTCTCTACTGGAAATTATCTGATAATTGAATGTTATAGAATTCTTGATCCAAATACATATACAGATGTATATAATGACATGTTTCTTAAAAGATATCTTACGGCATTAATGAAAAAACAATGGGGATCTAACTTGAAGAAATATGAAGGTTTAATTCTTCCAGGAGGAGTTACATTTTCGGGCCAATCTATTTTTGATGAAGCTTCAACTGAAATAGATACTATAGAAGAAGAAATGACATTAAAGTATGAATTACCAATAGATTTTGAGATAGGATAAACTATTATGTATAAAATGATAACAAAAAATGAATTACTAAGTTCAAATATAATTAAAGTTCCATCTATTGTTCTTACATCTAACTTATATGGGTTTTTTGCATGGAGAATTAGAGTTCATACAAAAAATGCTTATAGTCATGCAATGATTCTTCATAAAAGAGATAAATTTGCTTCTCAGGATAAAAAATTTCAGAGTGTTCCTATTGAAGATTATTTAAGTGGAAAATTTCGTATTAAGATATGGTATTCTCCTAAATGGTCTATTAAGGAGTGTGATAATATGTTAAAAAAAGTAAATGAAGATTTAGAAAAAGGTGGAAAATATGATTGGATAGGAATAATTGGTTATTTTCTAGGTTTGAAATATATAAATTCTAAAAATCGCGATTATTGTTCTGAACATGTTAAGTCTATTTTACATCTTACTAATGAAGGATTAAAATGGGAAATAGAAAATCCATCTCCTGGAGAGATAGATAAATATTTTTCTTCAAAACCAGATATATATAAAGCATTAGTTTATGATCCTACGATTTAGTATTTTTATATTTCTTTTTTTAATTATTGGATGTTCTGGAACAATATATTCATTCAGAACTGAAACAATAACATCATCTGTAACTATAAATGGTGTTGAATCAACATTAACTAGAACTGGTCCTACTGCATTATTTGTTGAAAATGATATAATAAATAAGATAAATATTATTGAATATGATGGATTAACTTCTAAGAGTATTACTATTGAAAGTATATATGATCCAGAATCTGAAACTTCTGCTGCATTGTTTAGTAATATTGTTCCAGCTATAGTTGGATTTATCGCGGGTGTATTTTAATGGCTAATAATAGAGCAACAAATCCTTTTTTCAATAATTTTAGAAGTTCTAATGAGCAGAATTTAGCTCAAGATTTAGTTGATGAATTTATTGCTATAGGTGGATATGATTTTTACTATCTTCCTAGAACATATTCTAATCACGAAGATATTAATATGCTTGGAGGTGATGCATCATCAGAATTTAATGATGCTTATTCAATTCCACTTTTTCTTGAAGAACCAGAATATGGTGGAAGTGGTGATTTTTTATCAAAATTTGGATTGGAAATAGATGATCAATTTACTCTAAGAGTATCTAGAAGAATTTTTGAATCAAAGGTTCCAAATCAATCAAAACCAATGACTGGTGATTTACTTTTTTTTCAAATGGGTGGGCAAGGTCTTGGAACATTCTTTGAAATATCATTTGTTGAAGATGAAAAACCATTTTACCAACTTGGAAAGAATTATACATATACATTAAATACAAGACTTTTTACATATAGTTCTGAAAGATTTAATACTGGTATTCCAGGAATTGATGAAATTCAGAAAAATAATGCTTATGGTGTTGATATTACATTAGATGATGGTATTGGTGATTATATTGTTGGAGAGATATTAACAAATTCAACTACTACAGCTAAGGTGTTTGATTGGGATAAAATAACAAAAATTATTAGAGTTGGTGATTTAACAGCAAATATTATATCTTCAGCAAATATTGTTGGGAATACAAGTGGTACTGAATATTCAATATCTACTTTTGATCGTCTTGATCTTCCAACAAATGATGAAGCATTGAATGATTATTTTGAAAGAGAAGCAGATGAAATTATAGAAACTGATGAAACAAATCCATTTGGTAATTTTTAGGAGATATTTAATTTATGTCAAAGTATAAAAGTGTTAGAAGAATATTTGAAGAAATCAAAAAAGATAGAATTAAAATCAGATTTTCTTTTACTGATAAACAAAAAATGTATAAATTTCGATTTAATATTAGAAATTTAATATATTCTTTTGAAGGTGATTTCAATAAGAAAATTATTTATGTGACAATATCTAAAAAGTTTGTAGATGATGTTGAGAAAATTGCTAAAACTTATGGAATAAAAAAAGAGAATTAATTAACATGTTAGGAACATATTTCTATCATTCAACAATTGGTAACATTGTTAAGATTTTTGGTAATCTTTTTAACAATATACATGTACATAGATTTAATAGCTCTGGTACTACCGTTCAAGATATTGTAGTCCCCATAATGTTTGCTCCTAGAGAGCGATATTTATCTGTATTGAATCGTGAAAGTACTTCGACATCTGTTAATCTCCCCGTTATGTCATTTGAAATAACTGGATTAACTTATGATACAACTAGAAAAACTTCTTCAATTAATAAGATAGTAAGACCAATTACTGGAAATCCAGATACATCTTCATATGCTTATAATTCTGTACCATATGATATTAATATTACTCTTAATATATTTGCTAGAAATTCTATTGATGGTTATCAGATAATTGAACAAATTGCTCCATTTTTTTCTCCAGAAATATCACAAACTATAGAGATGATTCCAGATCTTGATATTAATAGAGATATTCCAATAATATTAAATAGTATTAGTCCTTCTGAAGAATATGAATTTGGTGAAGATCCAGAAACAAAGAAATTTGTATGGTCACTTGAATTTACATCTAAGATAGAATTTTTTGGTCCAGTTTCTACTTCTGGATTAATAACTAAATCAATTGTTCAAACATATGTTCAATCTAATGTTAGTAGCAATACAGTTAATACTACTTATAGAGATGATCCAGCTTCTAATACATTAGTAAATGCGGTTTCAAGAATTACTATAGTACCTAATCCAGAAGATGCTTTATCAAATTCTAATTATACATATACTGAAACAATATTATTACAGGAGGATCAATGATGAATGCGTTTATTAATGAAGCAATTTATAATAAAGCTGTATCATTAGATGCAATGATAATGGCGCTTGAATTAATGAAAATTCATGGGAAAAATTTTAAGAAGATTGAAGATTATCTTCTTAAAAGTGTTGAAGTGCATGGTGAAAAGAAGATATTTAAATTCAAATCAGATGATCCTTTGAAAGAAGTTCTTAAATCGGCATTTGATTTTATTAATCATAAAGTTAGTTTTATTAAATAAAAGAAAGGTAGATTTGATGAAATGAAAAGTATCGATGAAAAAATTAGAAAAGTTCTTGAAGGTGAGATAATAGAAGAATTAGAAATTCCAATTGAATCTAGTATTGTTAAGCCAATCGTTAAAGAAATATCTGTTGTAGCAATAGTACCAGAAGAACTTTGTAATACAGTATCACTTTCTAAAGAATCACTAGAAAGTGATATTGCATTTGATTATGATAAAAGTCGAAAAACTCTTAGAGGTCTTTTAGATAATGGTAATTCAGCTCTTTTGAATCTCATTGAATTAGCTGAAGAAGTTGAATCTCCAAGAGCCTATGAAGTTGTGGGAAATATGATAAAAAACCTTGGAGATATTTCTAAAGATTTAATTGATCTTCAACTAAAAATTGCTGAATTAAATAGGAAAAGCGAAGAATATCATGAAAATGGTGTAAATAATATACAAAATGCTGTTTTTGTTGGAAGCACTAAAGATCTTCAAGATGCTATTAAAGAAAGTCATAAAAAAGGAAATATTAATGAAAACGGTACTAAATGAGAAAGGTTTGATGAATATCACTATATAGTTAAATTAGCTGCAATTCAAAAACAATCTGATATTTCAGATATTCTTTTATCAATGAGTCATTATGAATTTAGAAGTTAATTATAATAATAATAAAAAATCAATGAAAGTATTTGAAAACATCTTAAAAAAATAAACGATCAACACCACAACTATAATGAAAGAATACTAAACAATGCCTAGTCAAAAAAATAAGGAAATGAAATCGTATCTTGGCAATCCTTTACTTAAAGCATCAAATGTCAAGATACCATATACACAAGAACAAGTAGAAGAATATATTAAATGTTCTAATGATCCAGTATATTTTATTCGTGAATATGTACAAATAGTTGATGTTGATAGAGGATTAGTTCCATTTATTCCTTATGATTATCAAGAAAATATGATTGAAACATTTGATAAAAATCGATTTTCTATTGTTAGAGCTTCAAGACAGATTGGGAAATCAACTACTGTAATTGCGTTTTTTCTTCATCAAATAATTTTTAGAGATAATCATGCAATTGCTATTTTAGCTAATAAAGATAAAATAGCAAAAGAATTGCTTTCAAGACTTAAAAGAGCTTATGAAAATCTTCCTAAGTGGTTACAACAAGGTATACTTGAATGGAATAAAGGAAATATTTCCTTAGAGAATGGAAGTAAAATACTTGCATCGGCTACTTCGGAAAGTTCAATTCGTGGTCAATCAATGAATTGCATCTTTCTCGATGAGTTTGCTCACGTTCCATTAAATATTCAAAAAGATTTTTTCACATCAGTTTATCCAACAATTACTTCTGGTAATACAACTAAAGTAATAATTGTATCTACCCCTAAGGGTTTTGAACTTTTTTATAAGTATTGGGAAGATGCTAAAAATAAATTAAATAGTTATATTCCAATTGATGTTAATTGGAGACAAGTTCCAGGTAAAGATAGTGCTTGGAGAGAAGAAACAATTAAAAATACATCATTGAATCAATTTGAACAAGAATATGAATGTAATTTTCAAGGATCGATTCATACTTTAATATCTACAGATAAAATTGCTAGTATGGCTCATGCTATTCCTATCTATTCTAATAAAGGATTAGATATTTATGAAAAACCAGTATTAAATCATAAATATGTTGCAACTGTTGATGTTGCTCAAGGAAAAGAATTAGATTATTCAATAATTTCAATTATAGATGTTACATCTATTCCATACAAACAAGTTGCGAAATATAGAAATAATCAAATAGTACCAGTTGCATTTTCTCCAATCATAGCTAATATTTCGCAAAGTTATAATGAAGCTATGGTTTTAGTGGAAACAAATGATGTTGGTATTCAAACAGCTCATGTACTACATTATGAAATTGAATATCCTAATATACTTTTTACTGAACAAAAGGGCAGAAAGGGCCAAGTTATATCAAGTGGTTTTGCTAAAACTCAAAATCCAGGAGTTAAAACAACTGTAGCAGTTAAACGTATTGGGTGTTTAAATCTAAAATCAATGATTGAATCTGATAAATTAATAATTAAAGATTATGAAACTATTTCAGAACTTAGTACATTTATTAATAAGAAAAATTCATGGTCTGCTGAAGTTGGACACCATGATGATATTGTTATGAGTCTTGTTCTTTTTGGTTGGTTAATTGATCAACAATATTTTAAGGATGTTATAGAATCAGATATATCTCAAAGTATATATGAATCTCATGTTAAATCTATTGAAGAAGATTTACTTCCATTTGGATTTATTGATAATGGTATTCCAGATACAATAATGAATGGACAAGTATATGCAGAAACTATTGATGGTGATGTTTGGACAAAAGTTTGAAATGATAAATTCAAAAACCATAAAATACTAAATAGATAGTGAGGAAAAATATAAAAGAATCTTATATAAAGGAGAAATATAATGGGTTTTCAAGTATCTCCAGGAATTGTAGTATCTGAAATTGACTTAACTACAGTCATTCCTTCAGTAGCTACAACAGACTGCGCTTTTGCTGCCCCATTTCAATGGGGTCCAGTAGATCAAATTATAACAATTGATAGTGAGAATACACTATTTAATATTTTTAATGGTCCAGCTGATGAATTATCAACATCAAATAACACTGGTCAAGCTGCTCAATGGATGACAGCTGCAAGCTTTTTATCTTATGGTGATAGACTTCATATAGTGAGAGTAGTTGGTGATTTTGCATTTAATGCTGTTTCTGAGGGAACAGCACCACAAATTAAAAATATAGAAGAATATGAAAATAATCATGAAGATGGATCTAATTCCGTAGGTCCATTTGCTGCAAAATATCCTTCTAATACATTTGGTAATAGTCTTGAAGTTGCTATCTGTCCTTCAGCTTCAGCATTCTCAAACACTTTAACTGTTACTGGTAATGTAGATGCTACCGCTGCGACACATAGTAATTCTGGATTAATTTTGAATGTTAATAATGATATTTCAAATAAAATTGAAGCTGGTGAAATTTTGAAGTTTCCAGATTCTACTACAGCAACTGGAAGTTATATAGTAACAGCTTATGGTGATTCTACAAATCATCCAAATGATTTAGGACACAATTGGGTTACATTTTCTCCAGCTTTAAATGCTGGTAATGGTAATCTTGAAGCAGATTCAGCAATTACTAGATATTGGAGATGGGCTCATTTATTTGATTCTGCTCCAGGTACATCACAATATTGTACAAACAAAGGTGCATCAAATGATGAATGTCATATTGTTGTAAATGATGCTGGTGGTGAATGGTCAGGAACTTCTAATACGGTTTTAGAAAGACATACTAATCTTTCAGTTGCATCTGATGCTAAAGATGAAAATGGTTCTAGTATCTATTACAGAGATGTTTTAAAAACTAAATCAGATTATATTTGGTGGATGGATCATCCAAGTGCATATACAACAGATTCATGGGGATGTGTAGCTTCTACTGGAGTTATTTTTGGTGCTGCTGATGGTGTTAATGGAATTCCTAAGAGTTATCGTTTATCTAATGGTAAAGATCATAACCATGAAGATTCTTTAGATTCTCTTTTATCTGCTAGAGTTGCTGGTTATAAACTATTTGATGATCCAGAAAGTACTGATATTTCTTTAATTATTTTAGGAAATGCACATGCAGATAGACTTAAAGCCGCTACATTAATTCAGCAATGTATTGACAATGTTGCTTTAAATCGTCTTGACTGTGTTGTTTGTTGCTCTCCAATACAAACAGATACAGTTGGACAAACTACTCAATATGCGGCTAAAGATGCTGTAATTGCTACTAGAGATGCAATTAATAGAAGTACTTCATATGCTATTATGGATTCTGGACATAAAATGATGTATGATATGTATAATGATGTTTATAGAGCAGTTCCGTTAAATGGTGACATAGCTGGATTAGCTGTTAGAACAGATACTCAAAGAGATCCTTGGTGGAGTCCAGCTGGATTAAATAGAGGTCATATTAAAAATGTTGTTAAATTATATTTTTCACCTAGAAAGAGTTATCGGGATGATTTATATAAGAAAGGAATTAATCCAGTAATTACTATTCCTTCAGAGGGAACAGTTCTTTATGGTGATAAGACACTTCAAGCAAAACCATCAGCATTTGATAGAATTAATGTAAGACGTTTATTCATTGTTCTTGAAAAAGCTATTTCTAGAGCTTCTAAATATACATTGTTTGAATTTAATGATGTTTTCACTAGAGCACAGTTTAGAAATATGGTTGAACCTTTCTTAGAAGATGTGAAAGGGAGAAGAGGATTATATGATTTCAAATGTGTTTGTGATGAGACTAATAATACTGGTGAAGTTATAGATAGAAACGAATTCATCGGAGACATCTATATTAAACCAGCAAGGTCAATCAACTTTATAAGTTTAAATTTTATAGCAACTCGCACAGGCGTTGACTTCTCAGAAGTGGTTGGAAAATGGTAGATAAACCTAATAAAATCAATGGTTTATAAAATTGATGATATTTAGAATGTATCTTAAAAAAAATGTAAAAAGTGAAGAAGTGGCTTGAGCAATAAAGTTAGTTACTTCTTCACTTAAATTAAGACTTAGAGAGTAATAAAATTAGTTAAGATTCTTGAAGGTCTATAATCATTAAAAAACTGTCAAGGATACATAAGGAGCAATAAAGTTAGTTGATAAATAAAACAAGGATGATAGAACTTTAATCTTCTATCATCCTCTAATCAAAATCCGTAATAAGAGGTTACGAACATGACTAAAGATATTTATACAGATCTTAAAGAATGGATAGAAAAAAATTTACTTGATAAGAATGAAAAATTAAATTCTCAGAGAGTTAAAAAAGATGGTTTGAAAAACAAAAAGAAGTTAAAAGATTTAATAAAATTATTAACATAACGAATTTTCTTAATAATAAATCTGGAATGACTGAACGAATATATTGTATAAGAAATAATATTAAAGAAATTCAATTATGTTCTTATTGTAATAAAGTTGTTAGATATAATGCAAATAAAAGTAAATATCAAGAATATTGTTCAACAAAATGTGCATCTAAAAAAAATATTAATATATCTCAGAAAAGACTAAAGAAATCATTATTCAAGAAATATGGAGTTGAAAATAGTAGTCAAATTCCAGGAGTTTCAGAAAAGATAAAAAAAACATGTCAGAGGAAATATGGTGTTGACAATCCATCTCAGATATGTTATAGTAAAGAAACTTTTAGAAGATTAAATGATAAGGAGTGGTTAGAAAATCAATATAATATTTTTAATAAAAGTGTTCCATCAATAGCTAAAATAATTAATGTTTCGCCAAAAGCTATAATGAATAGTTTTAAGAAATATAGTATTAAAACAAAAAATCGATGTAATATTTCTAAAAAATCTCGAAGAAAGATCAATGATAGAAAATGGATGATTCATCAACATTATGTGTTAAAGAAACCAGTCTACAAAATAGGATTAGAAATTGGTGTCTCTCAAAGAACAATGACAATAATGTTTAGAGAGAAACACAATATTGAAATTAAAAATTATCGTATCTCTGAAGAAGCTGCAAGGAGATTTAAGGATAAAAAATGGCTTATAGAACAACATCATGTTAAAGAAAAACCAGTTTATGTTATAGCTAAAGATTTAGATGTTGCGGCAACATCAATGAGAGGGGTTTTTAAGAGGTTAGGAATAAAAATCAAAAGATTTCCAATTTCTGAGCTTGAAAAAGAAGTTTTAAGTTATGTCAAAGAAATTTATAATGGAGTTATAGAACATAATGATAGAACGATAATTGCTCCATTAGAACTTGATATTTATTTACCAAAGATAAATAAAGCTATAGAGGTAGATGGAAGTTATTGGCACAAAGATGATGATTCAAAATATAATAGATCGAAGAAAGAACAATGTAGGATGGTAGGAGTTGATTTACTACATATAACAGATTTAAATTGGTTAAAGAATAAATCAAAATCTTGTAAAGGAATCTTAAAACATATAGAAAGAAGAACTTCTAATGATTCTTGAAGAAATGCAAAAAAGAATTAAAATAGAAATACTATCTATTAAGGGAAAGATAAGACCATCAAAATGTTCTGGAGAACTTTGGAAAAAGATAGAAGAAACTACTGAGTTTTTAGATAAAGATGCTTCAAGAGTAGAACGTATACATTGTATACTTTCTGGATTTTCAAAACTTCAAATGTGTCAATATTGTGGATTAAATCCAGTTAAGTTTCATGCAGCATTAAAAGGTTATTCCGAGACATGTTCTAAAAAATGTGCTGGACTTCTTCAAAATAATAAAAAAGGATTAGTAATAGATTTCATTAGAAATCTATATGATGGTGAAATCATTAAAAATACAAAGATTCCATTAGAACTTGATATATATCTTCCAGAGAAGAATTTTGGAGTTGAATTTAATGATACATATCAACATTCTTATAATAGAAAAGAAACTAAAGAAGAGCGAAAAAGTCATTTGAAAAAGACAGAGGAATGTGAAGTATTAGGAATTCATCTTTTACAGATATTTTCTCACGAGTGGGAAGATAAGAAAAAAAGAGATATATGGAAATCAATTATTAGAAATAAATTAGGTAAGAATAAAGAAAAGATTTATGGAAGAAAAACTAAATTAAAGGTTATTGAAAAAGGAGATAAGAATCTCAGAAAAGAAGCTAAAAAGTTTTTAGATGATAATCATCTTCAAGGCCATGTATATTCATCTATGGCAATTGGTTTATATTATAATGATGAGTTAGTATCATTAATGACATTTGGAAAATCTAGATTCAATAAGAATTATGATTTTGAACTAGTACGATTTTGTTCTAAGAAAAATACTTCTGTTATTGGTGGTGCCCGAAAGATATATAAATATTTTAATTCATTGGTTGGGATAAATAGAATAGTGTCATATGCAGATAGAAGATTCTCAAATGGAAATCTCTATGAAGTTTTAGAAATGGAAAAAAAGAAAACATCAAAACCAAATTATTTTTATAGATCAAAAAATGGGGAGATATCAAGTAGAGTTGCATTTCAGAAACATAAGCTAGAAAAGAAACTAGAGAAGTTTTCAGAGAAATTAACTGAATCAGAAAATATGTTTATTAATTCATTTAGAAGATTTTGGGATTGTGGTAATTTAGTGTTTGGTACAAAGGGAGAAAGAGTATGAAATCGTTTAAAACATTTATAAAAGAGAATCAAATTTTTAAAGAAGATATAGAAGATGAAACGGGGGGGTTTCCTTTAAAAGTTGTTAAAAAAATGCAATCTGATCTTGAGAAATATGTAAAATCAGTTTCAATTGGAACATGGAAAGCGAAAAAGCTTATTGATGATGGATTTAGAAGTAGTGCTAGGGTTTTTAATATTATTGTTGAAGAAAATGAAACAGTTAGGGATTCTTTTGAAATCTGGATCCATGAAAAATCTGTTGGAAAAGTTTTTGTACGTATTCCACATGAAGGTTTACTTACATCTCGTCAACATAAAAATGCTAATCCTGCTGATATGAAAGAAACAATAGTAAAAACTCCAAAAGAAGCAATGAAAATAATATTAAATTATCTTAAAAAACACAAAGGTATTTAATTATGAAAAACTTGGAAGAAACATATAAAGTAATTATTGAAGGTGATTGGACAGCTCATCATATTCCAACAAAAACAATGAAGAATCCAGTTATATATGTTGATGATAAAGATAAAACATATTTATTAATTTGAGGTGGGCAGGATCAAATAGTTGGTACTAATAGATATAAATTCTATCTTAAAGAAAATGTTGATGTAAATACGTTTGCTAAAGAAATGAAAAAAACATTAAATAAATATTGTGATAGTAATTTTATAATTAAATCTTGGGATGAAAAATAACAATGGCAATACACTATAAAGGATTTTATTAATATGTTAATAAAAGATAAAGTCAAAGAAAATCTTTCTGAAACTTTTCAAAATATTATTGAAAAAGATTCTAATCAGATTATAGGAACTTCAAAACGATTGAAAATTAATAAAGAAATTACATCTTTATTAACCCCAAAGAATAAAACAAAATAGTTTAAATGATATTTAGATATTCTTAAGAAATATGAAATACTTCTTATCCAAGAAGATAACACGGAGCTGATGCTAAATTTGAAATGTATGTTCCGATTACTAATCGGATTCTTGTAATGCAATATCATAAAATGTCAAGTGGTATGTGGGAAATATTTGCTTATGTAACATAATAAAAAGATAAATAGAGAGAAGATTAAGTTATAAGGAGAAAAAAAATGCCTTTTAGTGTATCAGAGTTTAGAACAAATTTAACTGGTGGTGGAGCTAGACCAACACTCTTTGAAGTTATTATGACTCCCCCAGCTGGATTATCATTATCTAGAGGTAATGCTGCTCAAGGGGCTCAAAAATTTACATTTATGTGTAAAGCATCTTCGATTCCAGGAGTAACAATGGGAGCTGTTGAAATTCCATATTTTGGTCGTAAGATTCCAGTTCCAGGTGATAAAGTTTTTGCTGATTGGAATACAACAATTATTAATGATGAAGATTTTGCTGTAAGAGATATGGTTGAAGATTGGATGAGCTCAATGGGAGAACATGTTGAAAATATAGCTCAATCAAATAATCCTATTAATTATAGTGCAAACTTTGATGTTCTTCAATATGGTCGTGAAGGTAATGTCATTAAAGGATATAAAATTGTTGGAGCATTTCCAATCGAACTTCCACAAATTGATCTTAGTTGGGAATCAAATGATGAGATTGAAGCTTTTGATGTAACATGGAAATATTCTCATTGGGAAGCAATTACAACTGATGGTAAAGCTTCTATTTCTGTGAATGTATCATTCTAGAAAGGTAGCATTTTATGGCTGAATTTAAGATCTTTGGATTTACTTTAGGTAAAAAAAAGGTTGATCTTACTATTGATAATAGTAAGAAATCTTCTAAAACAATAGTAGTACCCATACCAAAGGAATCAGAAGAAGATGAAGTAATTGTATCATTTGGTTCTGGTGCTGGTGGATATATTGGTCAATCACTTAATTATGATGTTAAATCTGCATCAGATGATAAATCTGCAATAAATACATATAGAGAAATTGCCAATAGTAGTGATATTGATAAAGCTATTGAAGAAATTGTTAATGAAGCTATTATAGTTGATGATGATATTTCTATTGATCTAATACTTGATAATTTACCTAAAAATTATAAAGAAGATACTAAAAAATTATTTAGGGAAGAATTTTACAATATATTAAGATTAATGAATTTTAAATTTAAAGGTCAAGATCTTTTTAGAGAATGGTATATTGATGCAAGACTTTTTTACTATATGGTTGTTTCTGATAATAAAAAACAAGGTATTTTAGAGCTCAGAAAAATTGATCCAAGATTTATACAGAAAGTTGTATTAACTGAAGAAAAGATTGATGAAAAAACTGGAGTTAAATTTACAAAACGTATTGGTGAAATATATAATTATAATCCAACTACAAATCAAAGTTTGAATAATAATTATTATAATCAACCATTTCAAATGACAAAGGATAGTGTAGCACAATGTAATTCGGGTATAATAGATCATAATAATAATAGAGTTATAGGATTTCTTGAAAAAGTAATTCGGCCATTTAATCAACTAAGAATGATGGAAAATTCAATGGTCGTTTATAGAATGTCAAGAGCTCCAGAACGAAGAGTATTTTATGTTGATGTTGGTAATTTACCTAAATTAAAAGCTGAAGAATATCTTAATAGTATTATGAGAAAACATCAAAATAAAATGATTTTTAATGAAACAACTGGATCAGTAGAAAATGATAAACGTCAAATGTCAATGCAAGAAGATTATTGGCTGCCAAGAAAAGAAGGTGGAAAAAGTACTGAAGTGACTACATTACAAGGTGGTTGTCTTGCAATGGATACTAAAATTTCTCTTATTGATGGAAGAGATTTGAGTATAAGAGAAATTGAAAATGAATTGAAGTCTGAAAAAGAATTATGGACTTATTCTTGTCATCCAACTACTGGAAAGGTTGTCCCAGGACTTATTTCTTGGGCTGGTGTTACTCAAAAATCTGCTAAAGTACTTGAAATAACACTTAATGATGAAAAAAAAATAGTGTGTACACCAGATCATCAATTTCCAATTTATGAAAAAGGATTTGTTAGAGCTGATGATCTTGTAATTAATGAAAAATTAATTTCTAAGAAATTAAATCACAAAATTATTAAGATAAAATATCTTAATAATGAAATAGAAGTTGGTACACTTACTATAGATAAAGAAGAAAAATATTACAATTATCATACATTTGTTCTTTCTTGTGGTATTTTCACAAAGAATAGTAATCTTGGTGATATTGAAGATATTTTATATTTTCAGAAAAAGTTGTATGAATCATTAAATGTTCCAATAAGTAGATTAGAACCTGGAGAATCTTTTTCTCTTGGACGTTCTTCTGAGATAACAAGAGATGAACTTAAATTTTCAAAATTTATTATAAGACTTAGAAATAAATTTTCACAAATTTTTGATGAAATTTTAAAAACTCAATTAATATTAAAAGGTATAATTAAAAAGAATGAATGGAAAGATATACAACATTTAATTATCTATGATTTTAAGAAAGATACATATTTTAGTGAACTTAAAGAATCTGAAATTATGCGAGAACGATTTTCATCATTAAATGATATTAATGATTTTGTTGGCATTTATATTTCAAAAGAGTGGGTTAAAAAACATATCTTAAAACAGACAGAAGAAGAGCGAAAAAAAATGAAAGAAGAAATAGAAATTGAAAAAAAAGCAGAACCATCAAATGAAGATTCTAATGAAAAATGGAATTAATATATAGAAAGGAAGGTATAGTATAATGAGACCACAACGAAATAGAACAGAAACAATTGGAATAATAGTTCAAAATATTAAACAAAAAACTGTTGAAAATCTTCCAACTCTTATTAATGATACTATAAGAGAAAAAGTTGATTCTATGATAGAAAAAAAGCGACCAGTTATATCTAAAAAGATGGGTGGAAAAAAATCAAAAAGAGGTATTGAATAATGACAAATGATTCACCACTTAGACAAGTTGTAACAAATTCAGATGATCCAACATTTAGAACTGTTATAAATGCTACATCATTTTTATCTAATACTAAACCAACATGTTTATATATACCAACAAATAATGTTGGTGATGATCCATTAATTATTGTTATGGCTAATGATGTTGAATCAAATGGTGAAATTATGGTAGAAACTACATTAAATAATCTTCCAATTGGATTTCATAATCTTCAATTAGCTAAAATTGTTTCAGCACCACCAAATACTGTGGCATTTAAATAAAGGGAGAAATGATGAAAAATTTAGTAGAAACATATAAAACTATTACAGAAAGTAAAGAAGATTTATTAACAGAAGCAGTTAAGAAAACTAAACTTACAGTTGAGCTACCAATGATTCTTACTGGAATTCCTTTTGATGATACTAGAAATGTTCAAGATTATTTACGTATTTTTTTAAAAGAGAAAAAAGTTAAGGTTGAAGAAATTGATACTTTAGATCCAGAAGATGAAAATGAATATGATATGTTAGTTAGTTATCTTGACGCAGTTATAGTTTTTATTGGTCGTCTACCCGATAAAAAAACTATAAAGCAAATGCTTGATAAAGCAAAGTAATATTGGAGAAGAATAATGAGATTACTTCAAGAAGCATCTGAAAATATTTCAATTGATAAAAAAAACTATATCATTCAGGGTATATTCATTCAATGTGATGTTGAAAATGGTAATGGAAGAATTTATCCTTTGGATGTTGTAAAGCCAGAAGTTGATAAATATATTACAGAGAAAATTAAAACTAAAAGATCATTAGGAGAATTAGGGCATTCCGATTCTCCTTCAATTAAGCTTGATAGAGTTTCTCATTTAATAACTGAATTAAAACTTAATGGATCAAATTATTATGGTAAAGCTATTGTAGCAGATACTCCAAGAGGAAAAATAATTAAAAATCTTATTGATTTAGGAGTTACTTTAGGTGTTTCTACTCGTGGTATTGGATCAGTTAAGAAAAAAAATGGGGTTGATATAGTTGATAGTGATTTTGTTTTATCTACAATAGATGTGGTTTCAGAACCATCAGCTCCAGCTGCTTTTGTTGAAGGTTTAATGGAATCTGTTGATAAATGGATTATTGATGATAATGGTGAATTTATTGAAAAAGCTCAAAGTAAAATTCGTAGGACGAAAATGGATACAATAGAAAAAGTTGGATTAAATTTATTTAAGGAATTTATGAAAAAGTATTAATATAGGTTGAAAAATTAATATGTATAAATAATTATATAACTATTGAATTGTTAAAAAAAATGATAATTAGAAAAGAGGAGATAGATAAATGTTAAATATTCGAAAAGAATTAACTGATGAAGATCTTAAGAATCTTCAAACACTTATTCTAGAAACTAAGAAATCAAAAAAAGAAGATGAAAAAGAAGATGAAAAAGAAGATGAAGAAAATGAAGATGATGAAAAAGAAGATGAAGATGATGAAGAACTTAATGAAAAAGAAGATGAAGATGATGAAAAAGAAGATGAAGATGATGAAAAAGAAGATGATGAAGAAATTAATGAAGAAGATGAAGATGAAGATGAAGAAGATGAAGATGAAGATAAAGAAGATGAAGATAAAGATAAAGAAGATGATGAAGATGATGAAGATGAAGAAGATGAAGAAGATGAACTTGAAGAGAAAAAAGTGAAAATAAAGCGTAAAGGTAAAATGGTAACTATTGATAAGAAAAAAATGAGCTCAAAAGAAAAAATGAATAGAAAAAAGGGTGCTAAAAAAGCACTTAAAACAAAAGGAGCTTCTGGACTTAAGGCAGCTGCTAAGAAAGCTAAGAAAACTAAAAAGCGATTTGAATCTTTAGATTTAGATAAGATTCTTGAAAAGATTACTAAGGGTCGTGATGTATCTGAAGAATTTATTACAGAGGCAAGACTTGTTATTGATGCTGCACTTACAGAAAAAACAAATGAAATGGAATTAGAGTTCGAAAACGCTCTTTCCGAAAAGTTTAAGAAAGCTGTGGAAATTGTTACTGAAAATGTTGAGAAAAATACTGATAGCTACTTAACTTATATTGCGGAAGAGTGGATGAAAGCAAACACTTTAGCAGTTGATCGCGGTCTAAGGTCACAACTTACTGAAGGATTTATTATTGATCTTAAGATACTTCTAGAGAATCATAATATTAACCTTCCAGAAGATCAAGTTGATGTTCTAGAAAATCAAGCAGACCAGATTCAAAAACTTGAAGAGCAACTTCGTGGTGAGATTCAGTCTAATGTAGTACTTAAAGAATCTAACGAAAATCTTCAACGTGATTCAGTTATCTCTGAAGTAGGTTCAGATTTAACAGTAACAGAATCAGATCGTTTTGAATCATTAACTGAAAGTGTTGATTTTTCAAATAAAGAAGAATTTGAAGAGAAGATTAAAGTTATTAAAGAATCATTTTTCAGTGAGGAAGACGATTCTGAAGACACAAGATCTATAATGAATGAAAGTGTTTCTTTAAATCAAAATGAAGGTTCAGAAATGAGTGAAAAAATGGCAATTTATACTAATGCAATTAGGCGAGTTCATACTCAATAAATTGCCAAATTCACAAAGGAGAACAAGAAAATGATGAATAATGGTCAAGAAATTCTATCAGAAGCGCTTATGAATAAATGGGCTCCTCTATTAGATCATAAAGATGCGCCAGAAATTAAAGATGCTTATCGGCGTAGTGTTACAGCAATTCTATTAGAAAATCAAGAACGATTTTTAACAGAAGCAGCTCCAGCTAATAACATGGGTGGGGGTAATGTTAATACATTTGATCCAGTTCTAATTTCTATGATTAGACGTTCAATGCCACAACTAATTGCTTATGATATTTGTGGAGTACAGCCAATGACTGGTCCTACTGGTCTTATCTTTGCTCTTAAATCTGAATATCAAAAGCAAGGTGGTACTGAAGCTCTTTATAATGAAGCTAATGCAGCATTCTCAGCACAAGCTATTGGTGGTTATGGTGCTGATGGTAGTACTGGTTATGCAAATGCAATGATTAGTGGAGACTTCTCTAATGTAACTTCAACTCAATTTGTTGATAATGACATTACTGGTCATCCATTTAATGCTCCAAAGGGAATGACTACAGCACTTGCTGAAGGTCTAGGTGGTGACTCAGATGATTATTTCAATGAAATGGCATTCTCAATTTCTAAGGTTACTGTAACTGCTAAGAGTCGTGCATTAAAAGCAGAATATACAACTGAATTAGCTCAAGACCTTAAAACTATTCATGGTCTAGATGCTGAGTCAGAATTAGCTAATATGCTTAGTAATGAAATTCTTGCAGAAATTAACCGTGAAGTTATTCGTACAATCTATCTTGAAGCTAAGCTTGGTTGTGCTGCTGGTACGACTACAACTACAGCTGTATTTGATATGGATACAGATGCTAATGGCCGTTGGGCTGCTGAAAAAATGCGTGGCCTTCAGTTCCAGATTGAGCGTGAAGCTAACTATATTGCTCAAGATACCCGTCGAGGTAAAGGTAACTTAATCATTTGTTCAGCTGATACAGCTTCTGGTCTAAATATGGCTGGTCTATTAACTCAAACTCCAGAGTCCTTGAATGTTGATCCAGCGGTTTCAACATTTGCTGGTCTCTTGGGTGGAATGAAAGTATATGTTGATCCATTCTATACAGCTCCTTCAACTGGTTATCAATATGCACTAGTTGGTTATAGGGGTACTAATGCTTATGATGCTGGTCTCTTTTATTGTCCTTATGTTCCTCTAGAGATGATTCGAGCAGTGGGCGAACATACATTCCAACCAAAGATAGCCTTTAAAACTAGATATGGTATCGTATCGAATCCTTTTGTGAACAGTACTGGAGCTCTTGCTTATAATCAGAATAGTTATTATCGTCGATTCCAAATTCGTAACCTTGCTTAGATCAATGGTTTACATGGAATTTTTAAGAGTGGAAATTAATTTTTCCACTCTTTTTATTATCCAAAATACTTGAACAATAAAGTTAGTTAAAAACCCCCAAAAATTCCTAAAAACTTTTAAAAATTCTTAAAAACTTTTATAGAGCAATAAAGTTAGTTGAAAATTACTAATGAAAATATTGAAAAGAATAAATAAAGGTGAGAATGAAAGAAGGTATAACTTCTTTCATCCTCTAATCATATTCATAAGGAGAGGGTTACGAACATGACTAAATCTATTTATCATCAACCTAAAGACATATTATTCATTTCAAGATTCACTAAAGAAGAATTTGATGAATCAAAGAAAAATCATAAAGAAAAGATTCTAGAAGTTAAATGTATTATTTGTGGTACATTATTCCTTACCAGCAGAATGAAAATTCTTCAAGATATGAATCCTAAAGTTAGATCAACGGTGAGATATTGTTCTACTAAATGTTCTAAAATTGGTATAGGTAATAGAAAAGCTAAAATATCATCAGATTTTTTAGATCATCCAGAAGAACTGTCATTCATCCCTAAATTTACTAAAGAAGAATTCGATAGAGCCATTAAAGACTATAGAGGGAAAATATTAGGTCTTGAATGTGTTGTTTGTGGCAAAAACTTTCTTGGAAGTAGACATAAAATAATTGCTGCATTAAATCCAAATCTTGCAGATTCAATGAGAACATGTTCTCATACATGTTTTCTTAAAGATAGATCATCTAGACAGAGATCTTTATATTCTTCAGATTTCTTAGATCATCCCGAAGAACTTGCATTTATTCCTAAATTTACTAAAAAATTATTTGAAGAATCAAGTCAATTGGAAAATGTATTAAAAGTTGAATGTATAGAATGTGGTAAAAATTTCTATACAAATAGAAAAATGATTATTGATGCACTTAATCCAATTAAAACTAATACATCTCAATATTGTTCTATCGAATGTGCTATTATAAAAAATGGAAGAGTCAAAAGATCTAAATATTCATCAGATTTTTTAGATCATCCAGAAGAACTTTCATTCATTCCTAAATTTACTAAAAAAGAATTTGAAAATGATACATCAAAGGATAAAACACTTAAAATAGAATGTCAAGATTGTGGCAAAATTTTTCTAACAGATCGTAATAATGTTCAATCAGCTATTAATCCTAAATATCATAAAGCTCTTGCAACTTGTGGTATTGCATGTTCATGTGCTTTACCAATTCCAGAATTTACTGAAGAAGAATTTGCTATAGGAGATAAAAATATTAGTGATGTTTTAGAAGGTGATGTTATTAACCATGATTTAACTATCTATGAAAATTTTGATTTTGATGAATATTCAAAAGAAATGGGTATAACAAAAAAAGACATTTCAGAATATTTAAAGTCTTTACGAACATGACTAAATCTATTTATCATCAACCTAAAGGCATATTATTCATTTCAAGATTCACTAAAGAAGAATTTGATAAAGTTCCTAATTCGAATCTTAAAATTCTTAAAATAAAATGTCAACAATGTCATAAAATATTTTATTGTTCTAAAACACAAATTTTAAGAGCAATAAATGTTAATAATAATAGTACACATCAATTTTGTTCTCAAAAATGTAGAGGACAGTTTAATAGTGAAAAATTAAGAAAATCTAATATTACTGTTTGTGAAGTTTGTGGTATTAAATTTTTTAAATATGAATCTGAAAAGAAAAAATCAAAACATAATTATTGCTCTCAAAAATGTGCTAGACCAGCAATTAATAAACAGTTAAGATCTAAACAATCCTCAGATTTTTTAAAGCATCCAAAAGAACTTTCATTTATCCCTAAATTTACTAAAGAAAAATTTGATAAAGTTCCTAATTCTAATCTTAAAATTCTTAATATAGAATGTCAACAATGTTATAAAACTTTTAAAGTTTCAAGAATTCAGATAATTAATGCAATTAATCCAAATATTTCAAATACTTTGAAATTTTGTTCAAAGAGATGTTGTACTACATTTAATATCGAACATGGTATTTTTGGTAAACGATCAATGATGGAAAAATATATTGAAAAAAAACTTAAAAATACATATAAAAATATTAACATTCTTTTCAATGATAAAAATTTTCTTGAAGGGCTTGAATTAGACATTTTTATACCATCTCTAAAAATAGCTTTTGAAATTGATGGTATCTTTCATTTCAAACCAATATTTGGTGAAAAAGTTCTTAAAAGACATCAAAAAAATGATAAGAAAAAGAACTTACTTTGTAATAAATTAGGAATAAATCTTCAACGAATTGATATTAGTTATTTAAGTAAATTTACTGAAGAAAAAGGAGAAGTAATTTTTAAAGAAATAATTTCGCATTTATAAAATTTTATCTTAAAAATTACTATTATATATAATTAATATTAGCACCATTCTCTAAGAGAACCTTAACAATTTTATAATAACCATTAGAAGCAGCATATCTCAAAGCATAATCATTCTTAGCATGAACATCAGCACCATTCTCTAGTAGAATCTTAACAGTCTCATAATAACCATTATAAGAAGCCCATCTTAAAGCTTCATCATTCTCAGCATGAACATCAGCATTATATTCTATTAGAATCTTGACAATTTCTGGATAACAATTAGAAGCAGCATATCTCAGAGCTTTATTATTATCAGCATGAACATCAGCATTATAATCTAATAGAATCTTGACAGTTTTATAATAACCATAATAAGAAGCCAATCTTAAAGCTTCATCATTATTAGCATGAACATTAGCACCATTCTCTAGAAGAAGCTTGACAGACTCTATATGACCATTAGAAGCAGCTTTTTTAAGTTCTAGATTCATCTCATTCATTCTTAAGTCTCCCTTTCTCTCTCAATCTTTCTACCTCTATTATAGAGTATACTTATCTATATGTCAAGAGAAATCATGTGTTATAGATCATTCTAATCATTAGAGTTATCAAGATTCTTAACTGTTTCTAAGAGATTTTCATACTCTTTCCTTGAAA